CCCGTAACCCCGCTGTCCTCCATTGTACTGCCACTCCACCAACACCCGCCAAGGCGGACTAGGTTCGTAAAGTTTAGGTGTGGTATCAAGATGTAGGGTAAACAGCATTAATACCGAGGGCTCATTTGACTCGGGGTGGGCGTGTGCTTCGGCACCGGGAGTCCAGTCGGCAGTATGGCTAGCGATACTGCATAGTTGTGGTCTAATTTCTCCACACACTGTATGTGTAATACAACCCCCCCCCCCTCACTATCACATCATGACTACAATTACTACAACTTCGCACTCAGCCATTGGCACCCACGCTAACCCAACGAGTTTGCAGTATTGGATTGACATCATAAATATTGGCATGGCCAATGCACCGCCATCAGGTGCGATAGAGGGATCTGGCGACAGTGTAGAGGAGGTAAGGCAACGCGAGCGCGAACACTGGAGGTCACTCCTTGATTTCGGGCCCAACGTTGACCCCTTCCCTGACACAATCCCAGGTGAACCTCCACTTACAGTCGGGCCGGTTGTGAGTGTGGGAAGTAGTGACTGGACGCAGGACATGGATATCCTGTCACTAAGTGCCGCTAGCGTGAATACGTCCGCTGGTGACACCCAGGCCGCCGATCCGATCAAACGGCCGGCCTTGACCATTGTGGGTCAACGCGCTGCGCAAGCAGCGTGGTCGAAGACACAATCCGCCGTTACGCGTGTTGGTAAGTCCTTTCAGGACCCCTTCATGCGGTGGAAGTACCGATCGACAAGGAGGAACGCTGAACGAAGTGGCAGGAGAGCTGCCGCCAAGTACAGAAACGTAGCAATTGACGAGGATGCTGCGGTCACAGACCTGGGTGTGGACAACCAGGGCAGTGACGGTGCTGACATGGACGAAGCCAGCACACACGTTCCCCCACCACAGGCCAAGTCTCCCGTGCAGGGGTGTACGGGTTATCGACGTGTGGAGCATAGGTTTGCAGACAGACGTACGGGTCCACGTGGGGCCAAGGCTCGCGAACTAGCGGCTGAGATGGAACTGCAATTTTGTGGAAAACAAAACTTCACAAAGGCGCAGAGAGATGCCGTCCACCGTTGGGGCTCCCGCCATAGCATTATTCTTGATAAGGATGTTCGTATTGCGGACAGGGTGTTCATTTTGAACTCAGCTGTCATGAACTACTTTGCGAAGGATGATTACTCTCTTGCCGTCGACGCCGTGCTAACAGCCCCCAAGGCTGCCAAGTACGACAAGTGGCGCAAGGGACGTGCTGTGGCATAGGGGTGCCCACTTGTGCTTGAGGGGGTTGATACCAAATGGAGGGAATATGGTATTAAACTCCCGGTTAGAGTCAAGCACAGGCAGGGTATTCCTAGGAGGCGTTTTGTGCATGTTCTGGGTGGGGCAGGACCGCGCAATGCGTTCGGAGTGCATAATGCAAGTTTGACCAATCTGCGTAGAGGGGTCATCGAGAGGGTATTTCTGGTCGACTATGGCCAGGGATTCACTCGACCTTTACGCGTAGATGGGGCAGAGTTTCGAGACATGATTCGACCAGCGGAACGCTACATCAAGAGGCATGCGAAAATTCTCGGCACGCTCACCTATACTCAGTTCATAGCTAAGTACAGCGGTGACGCCCGGAAGCAACGCAAGTACCTTGAAGCTAGCCTTTCACTCCTCCGCAGAGGTGTCTGTGAGGAGGATGCTTGGATCTTGACTTTCACGAAGGCGGAAAAGATCGACTTTTCGCTCAAGTGGGACCCTGCACCAAGGATCATTTCGCCAAGAGATCCAAGGTTCAATCTTGCATTGGGTGTGTACATTAAGCCTATCGAAGGTGTTTTGTACAAGGTGTTGAATGATATGTTCGGAGGGCCCACAGTTATGAAGGGGTTGAACATGTCAGAGGTGGGAGAGTGTGTGGAGGGTGCTTGGAAGCAATTTAGCCACCCCGTGGCGGTCGGAGGAGACGCGAAGCGTTTTGACCAGCATACGGGACCAGCGGCTTTAGAGTTTGAGGCACGGATCTATGAGAGGTTTTTCGCTGGGGGTGACAAGAAAGAGATTTCGCGTCTTCTCCGGTGGCAACGAAACAGTGTCTGTCGCGGATACGTACCAGAGGGTTCAGTCAAGTTTGACTTCGACATCAGGGCGAGTGGGGATATGAATACAGGGTTGGGCACATGCCTGATAGCCTGTTCAATTCTTTACAGCTTCGCCAAGCATGTTGGATTGGAATGCAGGTTGATTGACAATGGAGATGACTTTGTAGTTATCTGTGAACGTGACGACATGGCCAAATTGGAGGGCCTTCATGACTTTTGTAAGAAACTTGGTTATTACATGGTAATGGAGGAGCCAGTGTATGAGCTTGAGGAGATCGAGTTCTGTCAGACACATCCGGTTTGGGACGGCAAGGGGTATCGCATGGTGCGCAATTACCCTGCAGCTATTGGGAAGGACATGTTGAGCCTACTTCCGCTCAACGACGAGAGGGCGTGGAAGAAGTGGGCAAACGATGTGTCTCAGTGTGGGCTCGCGCTCAACTCTGGCATCCCAGTGCTGCAGTCGTTTTACGGGGCACTCGGCAGGTCCGGGAGTGGTACTTTTGGTGCACACCCCTGGACCCGGTATTCAGGAGCGTACTTGGCATCGCGTGGAATGGACGACACGCAACGCGAGGTTACGCAGCGCTCTCGATATAGTTTCTGGTTGGCATTTGGGGTTTCCCCAGCTGAACAGGAGCACATCGAGGAGTACTACCAATCGCATGATTTCGATCTATCGACTGGTGACCTGTCGGGATATGCACTACCTTTCACTGAACAACCAACACACCACTACTACCAGACGCACTTTGACAAATAACTAGATAGAGATAATGGTGAAGAGAAAGACCAAACCGACAAAATCGCGCAAGAAGGCGAACTACCGGTATGGAAACCCAACCAGGAATGGACGGAACACAGTGGGAAACCTGTATAACAGCGGACTTACTGAGAAAGTGTGCGGCCTCACAAACCCGTTCTGTGATACCGCCCGAGGGTCCCGTATTCCTGATGATGATAGCACTCCTAGTGTACCTATCACGATGCGCTCCACTTTCACAGTTGGTACAAACGCTAACGGATCCGCTGCGGTCACGGTTTCCCCGAACCCGAACGCAGTTTTCCGGGATGCCACTACCATCACAGGAAGTGTAATCACAACCTGGTCTGCCTTCCAGGGAATGGTTGACTACACAGCGGTAGCTGCTCAATTCCAGCAGTACCGTCTTGTTAGTATGGGCGTTAGAGTCTATCCAATCATGGCACCAACAAGTCAATCTGGCACCATGCGTGCTATCACCTCCCCCAGTAAAACGGTTAATGGTGATGATTTGGCTGGTGGATTTTGGGATTCCGTCATCAATGTTCCCGTCTCAGACGCAGATGTTCATTTTATCGCAAAGCCGAAAGGCACAACGTGGAAGCAGTACGATACCCTCGCAACCGAGGCAAGTTTCAATACTTTTACTGTTCTTATCAAGGGCGCAGCTGTGTCATTGACCAACGGTTTTACCGTAGAGGTGGTCATGAACATGGAATGTCTTGTAAAGATCGGTACAATCGTTTCTTCCATCGCCACCCCTGGCGAAGACTCGTCTCCGGCTACCTTGCAGGCAGCCGCGAAGGTCCATGGCAAGCATACTGGTGTCCACACAGGTGGACAACCATCGATGTTTCGCACATTGGGTAACTTTGCAAAAGAGGCACTTCTCGATGTTGCTGCTAATGCGATTCCGTTTGTTGGCCGCTCAGTCGCAGGCTTATTTAGGAGCCCGCGGCGCCCGCAAACGATAATGGACGTCGATTAGGACTGACCCTCTCCATCTTCTATAGAAGACTTAATTGTATTGTTGTTCAGTATGATTGTATTTGATTGTATTTACCCGTACGTTTCCAAACACGTACCAAAAAGTAAACAGAATGACCGAGTGGTTGTTGATTGATATACACGACGGCTCACGCCGGGACCAAGATACGGAGTAGTGCCCCAGCTCTTGGAATCAACAACCACTCACCTTGCGCGTT